ACCTGGACCATATTCCTATATTTGATAAATTTAACTGGCTTAGAGACATGGATGACAAGCTCAGAAAAGAGCGCAAGTAATGGATGTAGCGCAGTTAAATGATTTATTCTTTGAAGCTGCGGAAACAGAAAGAAAATTGCCAAGTGCTTTTAGAAAGCAAAAGATGGTGAACTGGCCAGATTATGTAACTGAGTGGTCTGGTTATGGTTACAGCACAACAGAACCAACCAGGTTAAAAGCTACACCAGATCAGATTACTAGGTTAGATAAAGCTATAGACCTGGCGTTAACAAAGATGGATGACGAGGATAGAAGGCTTACCTGGGCGGTAGCTCACTCAGCTGCATTTACTGATCGTGGTCCTAAGTGGACTAAGATAGCAAAAATCCTAGGACTGAATGATCCTAGGATTGTGAAGCGTAGGTATAAAGATGCTTTGGTTAGATTGTATTACAAGCTTTAAGCAGCTTCATATTCCCACTGAACCGCAGCGCCGCTAGCCATCTTCCTACCAGCTGCACCTTTGATTGCCTGGATCAACCAGAAAGCATCAGTGTGTGTCCAGTTATCTACCTCGCAGCACTGGTACTCTAAGCATTGCGCCATGTTGTAGATGTCTGCATCAGTCAAGTCTGGGCAGCCATAAAATCCCATCATACCTTTGAATTTTTGCATACCAACAAAACACTCATTTGGAAACAGCATCAAATGCTCAATAAATTCCTCGCTGTAATGTGCGGTGTTATCTCCGTACTTGGCATCAACACTTTTGACGTTGGCCTTGGCAAGAACATCACAAAAGTTTTTCGCAGTGTTGTTTATCTCTTGCTTGGTGTGAATATTGTAGCAGTGCATCTTGTTGGTAGGTGCTTGAGTGTAAGCAACTAATGCTGCTATGTGTTCTGGGTTTACGATAAATGCGCTCATATTTTCTCCTTATTTAAAGTTTTTGTTGTAGTATTTCTTGATGAAAGCAACCGCTGCTTTTTTGGTAGTGAAATATCTACCTGGCCCATCTGGTCCATCCATCAACTTACCATCAGCAGCAATAAGCCAATGATTCTGGTATTTCTTTATGACCTGGTATAAAACAAAATCGTGCATAGTTTCTCCTTTCTAAGCTGCAACATTGAACAAGGGAAGCTCGTTCAATTCCTGGTTGTTAACCTTGGCTTCTAGTCTGTCTGCAAACTGAGCTACATGGTGAACAACATTGTTTTTGTTTCTCCAGTGATTCATGGCGATATTGCAGCTATCTGCACTGTCGAAACCAATTTTGTGAAGCACTCCCAAACCTCTCATCATGTGAATCCAAGGCTTATCAATGCCGTACTTTTTTTGCCAGTAATCCATAAATGCCCAGGCTTGCTTGATCTTGGCGATGTAAGCGCTGCCTGGTTTGTTCTTGGCAATGTCAACCTCGCCGCAGCTGCCGAAGCCTACGAAATTGAAAATTCTGAATAACTTTTCTAGCTGGTCAAAGCTTTCATTCATATGCCATATGGCCATTGCTCTTTCTGGATACTTGATTTTGCCACCTTTGATGGCATCAGCGATCAGCTGCAAGTTGCTAGCTTCATCGCCGTTGATAACGTCTGGAATCACACACACTGCATTAGGACACTTGTCCATCGCATCATTGGCCCAGGCATAGAAGCCATCCCACCAGGCAGCATCAAGAGTGATGCCCTTTTTCCAGGCGGTGAAAGCTCCGTTGTCCAGGATCAATATCTGATTGTCACCAACAAGCTCAATGCACTCAGCAAGCTGCTCTGGGTGCATATAACTGACACAAAAGCTTTTGCCTTTGAGCTGCGGTAACAATCTTTTTGGGGTGATTGGCGTTCCGTGAACTAGCCTTTTCATTTAGGCAGCTACTCCGTAAGTTGCCTTGACCATGCCTTTGGCTATGAACTCCATGAAGTGCATGGGATCTCCATTGAAGAAGTCGATCTTAATGAAATTGTGCATTATCTTAGCTTTAGTGCTATCGTCTAGCTTTTTCATCCAGGCAATGACAGTGGCAGTTTCTACGATGTGAAACGTACCAGCTTCGTCAAACTCAAAGTTGTGAGCGGTATCAATACCTTTCTCCTCAATGAAAGTATCAATCCATCCGTTGAAAGCGCTCATTGTTTCTCCTCTTGTTGTTAACCTATATTATTAATATGAGACTATTGACGTTAAAAGTCAAGTAGTATGACGAAATAAATTTAAATTAATTTTTTTAAATCAAGTTGCTTGACTAAATGATCTGAAAATATTAGAGTTTTTGTTAAGATTAGTTAAGTTAACGCCTGGTAGGAGATACCAGGTTTTTTTTTGAGCTGGATTAATGGCTAAAGTTATTAAGATAAGAGTTACAAAACCACAGATGGAAAAGATCTGTGAGCGTATTGCTGAAGGTGAAAGCTTAACCAGGATATGTAACAATACTAAGAGCTTACCTAGCTGGCGTACTGTGCTTAGATGGGTGCAAGAGAATGATGAAGCTCATTCGATGTATCGTAAGGCTAGAGCGTTGCAATGCGAGGTTATGAGGGATCAGATACTTGACCTGGTTAACATGGCCTTACCAGACGATCCTAAGCTGGCAATGGCAGAAGTACAAAGAAGAAGATTGCAAGCAGATCATATGGATAAGCATATTAGGCAGATGCAGCCGTTAGGTGTTAGGGATAAGGCAGAAGATAAAACAGCTGCTAACAATGGCCAGGTTACTTTGTCCTGGGCGAATGGTAACTTGGAGATTGTTTAGGATCTGCGTATTTCTGTAGATATTGTTTGGCAGTGATCTCGCACACGAGAAATAATTAATAAGATATTTATAAAGTTTTGCCACTGGATTGCTGGTGATTGTTACGCAGCCTACAAATAGTTACGAGTAGCTAACTCGTATTTGGCTTTTTTTTGCAGAACAAGACCCCCATACACCCAGAATTAGGCCGCATCTTTATATGTATATATTATACTGATTGGAGAGTGTCTAAGCCATGAACATCGAGATTCCGTATTCACCTAGACCACTCCAGGCAAAGCTTCATAACGAGCTAACAACTAACCGCTGGGGAGTTGTGGTATGCCACAGACGATTTGGCAAGACTGTGATGGCCATAAACCATTTACTGAGGGATGCGATACTTAATGATAAAACGAATCCCAGGTACGCTTATATAGCGCCTACATACCGCCAGGCGAAAGCTGTGGCATGGGATTATCTAAAGCAGTTTGCTGGTAAAGTTCCTATGGTAAGATTCCATGAGACTGAACTTAGGTGTGATCTTCCTAATGGATCGAGGATACAGCTGCTAGGTGCTGAGAATTATGACAGTTTACGAGGTATATACCTTGATGGAGCTGTCCTGGATGAAATGGCTGATATGCCAGAAAGTTTATTTCCAGAAGTGTTAAGGCCAGCTTTATCGGATAGGAAGGGATGGGCGTTCTTTATTGGAACACCTAGAGGTCACAATGCTTTTTTTGATTTGTATGAAGCAGCGCAGAGTAATAAGGATTGGTTTACACAAGTTTATAAGGCTAGCGAAACTGAGATAGTAGATGCTGAAGAATTAGAAGCTGCCAGGTTGATGATGACTGAGGACCAGTTTGAACAAGAGTTTGAATGTTCCTGGGTTGCTAATGTACCAGGAGCTATTTTTGGAAAAGAGCTGCAAGTTGCCCAGGAAAGTGGGCGCATAGGAAATGTTCCCTATGACCAATCGCAAAAAGTAGATACCTGGTGGGATCTTGGTATAGGTGATAGCACAGCTATTTGGTTTACACAGAGTGTTGGTAGAGCCATCCATGTTATAGATTTTTATGAAGCCAGGAATGAAGGGTTACCGCATTATGCGAAAATACTTACAGGTAAAGGCTATTTTTATGGAAGCCACAATGCGCCGCATGATATTGAGGTTAGAGAACTTGGCTCTGGCAAGAGCCGCCGTGAGATCTCATACGATTTGGGAATTAATTTTAGGGTTGTACCAAAGCTGCCAGTTGAAGATGGCATACACGCTGCGCAACTTATTCTCAGCCGTTGTTGGTTTGACCAGGTAAATTGTAAGGCTGGTCTGGAAGCGTTACGCCAGTATCACCGAGCTTATAATGAAAGATTGAGGACATTTAGGAATAGTCCAGTACATGA